TCTCGTATTTTTTGTTTTTCTTCTTCGGTCCGAGACTTGCCTTTATTCCATGCAGTTTTACCTTTATTAGCCCTACTAACCGCATCTTTGACTTTGTTATCCCTTGGGATTCCTTTGTTCCACGCAACCTTTCCAGAGTTTGCCTTGCTAACAGCATCTTTAACTTCCTGCGGTCTAGGAATTCCTTTGTTCCATGGCACTTGTCCTTTATGTGACTGAGATAATTTTTGTCTTAGTTCAGCTGATGCTTTATTACCCGGGACGTTACCGTCGATTCCATTTTCAAGAATAAGATTTGCCCACTCATCGGATTCAACAATATTATTTTCTTTAGAGAATTTCATTGCATACTCTGTTAGAATTTCTTTATTATCAAATAGCTCACACCAAATGGTCTTTACATCATTACCATGTTTGCGAATGTGGTCTTTCCAATATTTTCCAGACCCCCTATATTTGTAAGGATCTTTAGTCGTCTTGCCAAAATATTTCAATCCCGTTTTATTGTGTTGTTTTATGTATAGCCAAGTTGGTATCATGTTTCCTCCCAGCTTTATTTATAAAGTCAATATCAATATGGAACATTGGTTTCACTCACATTTCAGCTCGCTCTTAAATTTCATTGAGATAATTTTCTATTAGATAGTTGGCAAAGTCTTGGTGTGCAGCTTCGCCATGATGGCCATGCTCTTTATACAAGTTGTAGTCAATTGGTACATGCCCTTTGTCAACATTATACTTGCAGAAACTAAATTTATCAAAAGGTATAACACTCGGGTCACGGTTGAGTTCGTTAGCAAAAGGTGCAATAAACGGTGCCGAAAAGTCAACAGGCTTGTAAGTACTGGGACCATTCCAGATTAAGTACCTGTAGCCTTTTGATTTTAGAAAACTTGTTAGCATAACAAGACTGCAATACAGGTTAGTCATCTCTGCTTCGTCATTGTGCAATAGAGAAAATTCTTTTGCAAAAGCTGCTATGTTTGGGCTATGCTTGTCATAAAAAGTTTCCCATATTCTTATACTTGAAAAATGTCCGTCATTGCTAATACTTTTCGATGACCAATATTCTGTTCGATATATACTCGAAACACTTAGCAAAACCAACACATCCTCGTTTTCGGGAATCTCTAGCAAATCTCTTACTGTAGTTCTAATTATGCGTTGATTGCAAGATCCGCTTAACCCTTTTTGAATTAGCTTGGCGCCGAAGTGTTCTGCTATAAAATCAGCATAGACCTTGCCATTGCTAACTACGCCAAAACTATCACTGTTACTGTAAACTATCATTGTGTGTACTTTAAACTAAACCAGCTGGCTACTTCTTCATTATAGAAACTAAAAACTGTACTGCGGTTATAGACTGCGTCTCCGCTAAAATTATCCCATCTTGCAGGCCTATATGCAAAATCAAAATCTTTTCCTTGATTATACCCCAGTGTCCTTAGTTCTCTAACTAGGTCCATAATATAAGAAGGATCTCGATCTAAGATGGTTACTTCAATCACAATCCGGCCTTGTTTAATATATCCTTGACCCACTCTGTGTCCGCCATGTAGTCTTTAAACTTGCGTTGCCAGTAGTCTGGGTCAATCCAAGGCAAGACAATAGCAACTTGATCTTCTGTGAGTGCTTCTAAGAACTCGACACCAGAATCGCAGTTATACACTACCCAAGGACTGATTCGACCTGTGGTAATATGATGCATGATCCTATTAGCATTTCCATAACGGAAATAATCAACAAATCCGTTCTTGAGCTCGGGGTTCAAGTCCGCATAATTTTGCATTTCCTTTAATGCACGTTCAAGAGCATCTTGTGTTGCTTCTTTCTGAAGATAGGGCTTGAGCCATTCTTCATACAAACTGTCTTTGCACCAATAGTCCAGCTTCTTGTTGTTTACTAACAACCATTCTGTAAACGCCGGTGTGTTAATACACCTGAGCCCAACACAGTATCTACCAAACTTCACAAAGGCAGCGTAATACGGACTTTGCCTAAAGTCATCGTAGTTCTTTAGTTTAGCTGAGCCTTGTGTTAGCTCATAGAATCGTAGATATGCCCGGAATCCAAACTGTACTCCAGTTTCGCCTTCTTGTTGTGCTCGACGTTTTTGTTCGCAGGCATGTGCAGTTAAAGTGCTTTCTTTTACAAAAGACTTACCGCAGTATCGACATTTATAGGTCTGCTTTGATTCGCTTTTCGTCCCATCCATGCTGTCTAGCCAACTCTTTAATATCGTCTTTACTGTTGATTCTTCCGAGTAACTCAAGTTCGTCCTCTTTAAGGTGTGGGTACAATTCTCTAAAAAACCTAATTGCTTTGTTGTTGCTTTCTTTTTTCTTACCAGCGAGCCAGGAATGCCTTTGCTTACCTAAACCAGGACTAATTGTAGTAGCCAATAACCACTGTAGTTTTTTATGCTGACTAGTGCTGATATCAAAGAAATGCTTGTTTAACTTTTCATTTGCACTCATGAGATAATAGGCTTGCATATCAGCAGATCCATCGACTGTTGCACCCCAACGGATCATTAAGAATGGGGCAAATTTCTTTTGTTCCTCGGGTGTTAGATCGTCAAAGAAATCTCTATTCTTTTGATCCAGCTGGGCCATTTCATAGCCAATGTATAATTTATCAACTTCTGGTTTAGTCATACCGGGTGCCACATTATTTCGTCTTGTTTTTTCTGGCCAATACTTAGAGCATAGACAATTTTAACACGGTCTAGGGCTTCTTGTAAAGCAGGGATATGTTCAGCTTTAAACATAGCATCTATCATTATTTCTAAATCTTTTAACTGCGGTGCTTCGACCATTTCTTTAAGGTCGGGGTGCTGAACGTATGCTGCAATGGTATCGTCGATGTACTTGTAGATATTCACTACCTGTATTTCTTTGATGTGTGTCATTAGTGATTCCTTTTGCCGTCGAATACACAGTTAAACAACATATGACTATCACCATCGTTGATTACTCTGTGAAAAGCGCCGTCGGGAATTAACACAATATCACCAGGCCCAACAGAAAACGGTTCACTGTCTTCATTGCCGACGATCATTTTACCCCACCCTTGGACAAAAAAGTAAACTTCCTCTTGTCCGGGATGGCGGTGTCCTCGTGTTTGCTGACCTCTGTATAACTTAGTTGAACTGAGCACTAAATTCTTTAAGGTCTTGTTGTCTTTAAGCAGGTAGGTTTCGTTGTCTTTAACAACTTCGCCACCGATATCGTAGTTCTTTAAGTTCATATGTCACCAACATTTGCTGTAATCTACTACTTCACTTTGCCTACTAATGTCTTTGACAAAGTAAGCACATAGAGGTTTTTCGTCACTGGAGTTTAACGGTACTGCTAGCATTTGCCCGGGCTTTAGTTTAGGAAAGTACCACTTAACATCTTGATAGATATCAACTATCTCGACTGCCTTGAATTCGGGCTTAAAGCTCGACAATGGATTAAAGCAGTATACCTTAAATCCTCGATCGTTAATAGAAGTCAGTGGTACTACTTCCAAGTCGCCTAAGTCCGGTTCACCAATTAGCAATTGCCAATCCACTGGCATTTTAATAATGTCATTACCGATGCGTAGTACTAACGCAGGGCTGTTAAATGATTCTAAGAATATTAACGGTATGTAAAAGTAATCGGGATTCTTGGGATCGCTGTTGTCTAGTACCGCAAACCTGAGATCCTCTACTTCGTCTGGGATTTCGTTTAGTTCGTATGCTGTGTTTTCTAATGTTAAAATTCTCATATTTTAGGTCCAACGTAACTGAAACATAGTCAGTTCCTCTTCTTTCTTAAATGCAAACTGTGTCAATGCAACCTGTTTGCCGCATTGATGCTCGAGACACCATTTGCCTATTTCGTCAATTTCTTTCCAATCAGACGAAATTGTTACTTTAATGTACCCTGCCGGGGACACTATTTTTTCTACTATATTCATTTCCACTCTATCTTCTCAGAGCTAAACGGATAGTTGGCTTCTTTGTAAAATACTTTGCGCTTAGTGAGATGACGCTTGGCAAACTTGCAAGTCGAAGTTATGTCCCAAATTTGGACAAATTCTTTGTCTTCTGCTTTCCTAATACCTCGTCCAATAGATTGGATAACACGGACAAAGCTTTTTCCGGGCTCCACAAGAACCAAATTAAAAATCCTAGGAATATTAATACCCACAGCGGCCACACCGTAAGTCGCCACAATAATCTTGTTATTCGCAGTCGCAACTTCGTCATATTCTT